AGGAGTTGTATTCACTGCTACAGGTGTGGGCTCAGGCACAGGTCAAGCTAAACAAACATTGTTCTATGATACCACATCTTCTACTACACGAGTAGTTGCATATGTAAACGGTATTAAACAAGTATATGGATCAGGACGTGACTTTGTTGCGACAACTGGTACATCTGTTGCATTCACATATAACCTAGGTTCCGGTGATACAGTCGATATTCAGGTATATGAGCTACTAACTAATGATGCATACTATATAAAATCAGAAGTCTATACACAAACTGAAGTTAACAGTCAGATTTCTACTGGTGTAAGTTCATATTTACCACTTGCTGGTGGTACTATGACTGGTGATTTAATTTTATCAGAAGGTTCTCCTACAATAACTTTAACAGACACAGATGGAAATACATCTAGTCATATAAAAACTGTTGGGTCTAATATGGAGTTGCATGCTCAACATGGTAACATGCGGTTTAGAGTGGGGTCATCCGGACTAGAACATATGCGCATAGCTCCTGGCGGCGACATCACCTTCTACGATTCTATAGGTACAAATGCAAAATTATTCTGGGATGCGAGTGCTGAATCGCTTGGTATTGGTCAAGGAGTCTTTAGCAGTACTCAAGCCCTAAATCTTAAAGGTGAAGGCATAGCTATCAAAAACGACAAGTCAGGTAACAATGACAACTGGTCGATAATAAGGAACACAGCTGCAAGTTCAACATCTAACATTAGCTTTGTTTCTGGTTTAGGTGAAGCAATGGTTATTAACCACAACAAGAGGGTTGGTATTGGTACAGATAGTCCTAGTGTTAATTTAGAAGTAAGTGATTCAGGAAATAGTTTTATACTTGTTAAAAATACCAGCAGTAATAGTGGGTTATATCTAAAGGCAGATACCGACGGAGATGCCGAAATACAAACAGCAGGTGGTACTAACGATATTGTAATCAGAACATCTGGCCAAGAAAGAGCTAGATTTAAGGCTGCTGGTGGTCTTGCAATTGGTAATGGTGCTGGTGCTAGTGGGCATCAATTACAAGTCGGAGAGTTTGATACAGCTTTCACATCAAAACCTCAAGGCCAACAAAAGCTATTACATATTGATGATAGCTATGTAATGAGAGTCGCTCGTGAACATGGCACTGGCGATATTGCAAATATAGGTTGGTACAATGTGGCTAAGATTCCACCGTTTGGATCAAGCGGTAAAGTTACCGTATCTATTGGAGGTGATCTTACTTCGGATATTGTAGTTATAGAGTGGATTTCTTCTCATAATACTTCTTTAAACAATGGTATGGGTGCACCTCAATTAAACTCAAAATCTACATTTGCAAATATTCAATGGAATTCTGATCCGCGTATTTCGAATACGAGAGTTGCAAGAGATAATACCACTGGTACATACTATGTTCAAGTGTATGTTTCAACGGGTGTAAATAATAATACAGAAGGCAAATCTTTAATTGAAGTTTATCAGGGTGCTAATCTTGAGCAAGATGATACAAACATTGAAGCTATGTTTACTTATTATTCTGGATCACCTTCACATTATTTTGAATGTCCAGTTGTACGAAACGGTACAGGCTATACAGGTATTCATGTTCGTCATGAACAACCAAGTATAAATCTTACTTCTTCAACTGCGTCAACTACTATCTCTCAAAACTCGACATGGACTAAATTACCAATGAACTCCGAAAGGTGGGATGTAGGAAATTTTTATGACCACACTACTCAAAGATTTACTGCTCCTACAACTGGGAAATATCTTTTTGGCATAAATCTTCAGCTAGAAAATGCTAGTGGTATAATATGGACATATATTGTTCCCATAACTAATGGAGTTAAATCTGTGACAAACGGAAATAACATGGCTGATTTTACTGCAACAGGTACATACTATAATCAGTGCGCAACATGGATGTTGAATCTAACTGCTATGGATTATGTTGAACTGTGGACAATTGGATCAGGCGGATCTTACAATTTTAAAGGAAATACTGAATCATCAGTATTCATATATTTACTATAGGAGAGGCTATAATGCCAAATATTAATATTACTTTATCAGAAGCTGATTATAAAGCATTAGAAGCTGAAGCAAATGATGTCGCTGAGTGGGTTGAAAATATTGCTCTTAGTAGAGCACATTTATCTGGTGATAAGATTGTCGGGGATTACACAACTCGTGCTCTGTCAGAAGGAATTCAAATACCTACTACCAGAGACGAAGTTATCGTTGACGCATTTACCAGAGGGTGGGCTCAAACTGCCGCAGAGAAAAGTGCAGAATTTACAGCAGCTATATTAGCAAATCACAACACAGACTGACAATTCAGAGATATTACTGATACATACACATCTTTAGAAGATGTTGTGTGGCCAGAGAAACCGGAGTAAACAATGGCAACTAAAGCATCACGAATCGCCCTAGCTGGCAGTAATATCTCATCAACAGGTGAGGTAGACGCAGACTTACTCGACAACATCGATTCTGCTGCTTTCTTGTCGTTAGACAGTAATGGCAGACTTGGTATTGGTACGAGTTCGCCTAGTAGACAACTAGAAATATATGATGATGGTACAGTTGGACAAGCTGTTTTAGCACTTACTGCTCAAAACACAGATTACAGTCGCATCATGTTTGCCGACCCTGACGATGTCAACATTGGCATTTTAGATTATGCGCATTCTGACAACAGTATGCGTTTTACTGTAAACAACGCAATACGTATGCTTATAGACTCGTCAGGCCGTGTTGGCATTGCTACTGGAGGAGCAGTAAATACTAATGCTCATGCTAATGCTGATGATTTTGTAATAGGAAATACATCTAATAGAACAGGTATGACTATTGTAAGTGCTACTGATTCGAATGGGAATATTCATTTTAGTGATGGCACTTCAACTGGTAATGCTGATATTTCAGGTCAAATTTCCTACGAACACACTGACAACAGTTTCAGATTTTATGCTAATTCCACTACAGAGGTTCTTAGATTAACTTCTAGTGGAGGTACAGTATTTAACAATGGGCAAGATATAAATCAAAACTTTACTGTTAAAGCTAGTGGTAATGCTAATGCTTTCTTTATTGATGGTAATGGCGGGCAGGTTACTATCGGTGGTGGATCTATACAATTAACAGGCGGCGGCGTTATAAGCTCTAACGGCACAGCCGATACGTTAGTACTTTCCGGTTCTAATGCAGAGCATGTTGGTGCGGGCATTACCTTACACGGTAATGCACATAGTAACGCTAGTCAAACATGGTTTAAAGCTGGCTCTACAACTGTTATGAAAATTGCGAGCGGTAAGGTTGGTATTGGGGGTGGATTTCCTAATGTAAATAGCAACAGCAATGGTGTTTATAATCTAATTGTTGCTGACGGAATTTGTGTTGGTGATGGTGGCTACACCCACGGCTATGTCGGAACTAATGGAACAGACGGTGATGTTTACATCGCGGCAAACGCATACCCAGCTAATCTAAGTTCTGATCGTAGTGTAAGAATTGCTGGTGGATCTGCTGGCGGCGGTGGGCCAAATGAAATTGTGAGATACAACCACTCACACGGAGCAATAAGAAACTATAATAATAATACAACTACTAATAAAAAATGGTGGTCTACAAATAGTGGTAACTTCGGTGAGGTAGAAGAGTATGATTATGGTAACAAATTATACTTTAAAAAGACACGAGCTGTAAGTGGGTATTCCCAAATGCTATTGCTTAATAGGTATATGCCAAATCAATATGATGTTTCTTTTGAACTAGTAAGCCCGCTAGATACTACTACCTATAGGCATTTTGGTATTGCTCTTAACCATGTGGGTTCAGAGTCAACTACTACTTTTGATTATTTAGTTCTTAGACAGCATTTTACTAGTTCTGGTTCAAACGCGGTTAGAATTGACAAACCTGGAGGCACGGTAGGCTATAGCCAAGGCAGCAGTATACCTAATTTCCATGATGGAACAAAACGTAAAATTATGATACAAAAAAGAGCGAGCACGTTTAGAATGCAAGTACATGAACTCAACGGCTCAGTTTATACTTATGGAACAATTTCAGGAATTAGTTGGACAAACAGTTCTGGGTATTTTGGTTTTGGTATATACGAATCTACTGGTACAAATACATGGGCAAAAATTTCTAATCTTACATTTACTGATGTTATAGCATAATCTCTAATACCAAGTTTTTAAAACATATAAATAGTCTTATAGAAACTAATCTGTAGGACTATTTTTACATGGCCGCTCCAAACTCAAGACAGACACTCATTGATTACTGTCTCCGTAAACTCGGAGCACCGGTCCTTGAGATTAACGTCGATGAAGATCAGCTATCTGATCGTGTCGATGAAGCTCTGCAATTTTATCAAGAATACCATTCTGATGCAATATACAAAGTATATCATAAGCATCAGATCACAATCACTGATGTAACAAATGAATATATCTCGTTACCAAATCAGGTATTGTCAGTACAACGAATTTTTCCGATGTTTGAAAGTAATTCAAGCGTAAGTATGTTTGATGCAAAGTATCAAATGCATCTTAACGATATGTACAGCCTGGGATTTACCGGCAACCTTGCTAATTACTCACAAACAATGTCATATCTCAGTACAATGAACCTCATGCTAAACGGACCAGAACAGGTACGCTTTAGTCGTCATATGAATCGTTTATATCTTGATGTTGACTGGGAATCAGATGTAGCAGTAGGTGATTACATTATTGTAGACGCTTATCGCACAGTTGAGCCCGATACACATACAGCGATATATAATGATATGCTTCTTAAGAGATACACAACATCTCTAATTAAACAACAATGGGGTGCAAACCTTATTAAATTCGAAGGCATGCAGCTTCCGGGTGGTGTAACTCTTAATGGACGTCAGCTATATGATGATGCTGTTACCGAGATTAACGCCATTGAAGAAGAAATGCAGCTTAAATACGAAATGCCTCCTGAATTTTATATGGGATAGATCATGCCAACTAATGTATTCTTTTCGCCTAAAGTAAACACTGAGCAGTATATGTTTGAGGACATCATTATTGAGTCCATCAAAATGTATGGCCAAGATGTTTTTTATATGCCTCGCAAGATTGTTCAACGCGATCTAATTCTTGGAGAAGATATAGAATCAGAATTTAACACAGCAAATACCGTTGAAATGTTTATTGAAAACACCGAAGGATTTGAAGGTGAAGGTAATATATTCCAAAAGTTTGGTATGGAAATTCGTGACGAAGCTACATTCATTGTAGCAAAACGTTCATGGCAAAAACTTGTGGGTATATGGAACTCAGATATTAATGATGATAGGCCATTCGAAGGTGATTTAATTTATCTTCCTTTGTCTAAATCATTCTTTGAAATTAGCTATGTAGAACACGAACAACCGTTTTATCAGTTAAGTAATTTGCCTGTGTTTAAATTGCAAGCACGACTATTCGAATTTAACGATGAAGAATTTAATACTGGTATTGCTGAAGTTGATAGCATTGAAAATAATTATGGCTATCAGGAAATATTCTATTATGGATCTTCTAGTGGAACATTTACTTTCGGTGAAAGAATTAAACACATTATAACTGCAGAAAGAACTGGTTCAGCTGTTGCAACTGCAGTCATGAATCAAGTGTCGGGAAGAGGCGATGTTTCGTCTGTATCATTGACTCAAAGCGGATTTGGATATTCTTCTATTCCTTCTGTTATATTTGATGCACAACCAGGAACAGATTTTAGAACTTCAGGATCTCTTGGTAATGGCTTAATACAGAACGATGTATCAAAATTTAATGGATCATCAATTTACCTAGACGATTCTACTAAGTATGCTAATGCTGCATTTAACGCCCCTAGAACTGAAGGTGCATTTGAATTCTTCTTTAAAACTAAAAGTTCATTAGCATATAACGGACAAATTGCAATATTCGGCGATTTTAATGTGGTACTAGATAACAATCAAGTCCAAGCTCATTATAAAACAAATACTGCTTCAGTAGCGTACGCCGCTTCTGATTGGAACCATTTAAAAGTATCTGTCAAATTGATAAGTGGAAACAACTATCAAGTACAAATTTATATAAATGGTACGCGACTGTATAACTTTACTGAATCTAACTCAGTTCCGATTATTATTGGTGCTGCTGGACATCATCACAATGAGCAAGCAGCAAAATTCTTTGGTCTTAACTCATCAAGCAATACTGATGCTACTAATGGTCTTTATATTGATTCATTCGCTCTTAATTCTTTTGGAATAGCAGATGCATCAACTATAACGGTTCCGTCATCTACTCCTCCGTCAGCTGATGTTTATTATGAGACATTCGCTCCTATTACTCCGACTGGAAGTGCGGTAATTAATGCTGCCGGTGAAGTTACATCGATCAATATTACTGAAAATGGCAGATTCTACGCCGCGGCACCTAATATAGTAATAGGTACTTCCGGATCTCCAGATACAGCCGAAATAAATATGTCTGCACAGCTAGTATCGCATGATAACACTTCTATGACTATAAATCAGATAGAAACTTCCGATGGTGAATACCATGCTATTGCCGTTGGGCAATTATACACTGGGGTTGATAGTGGAGCAACATGTACAGTTACACAGATATTTGATGTGGCAACATCTGCTACAGACAGTACATTTACTACTGATTTAGCTGCACGCAACTTTAACTATGAGGATGAGGCTGATGATATTATTGACTTCTCAGAATCAAATCCATTCGGAGACGCAACATAATGTTTGGTGATCACTTTTACCACGCCGCAATACGTAGAACAGTAGCCGTTTTTGGTACGTTGTTTAACGATATAAATGTTTTGCGAAAAGGAAATGATGGAACTGCTAAAAATATTATTAAAGTTCCGTTAGCTTATGGTCCTAAGCAAAAGTTTTTAGCTAGACTTGATCAGCAGGCAGATCTTAATGATCCTAAAATTGCATTAAAGCTCCCTAGAATGTCTTTTGAAATTACTGGCCTTTCGTATAATACGAACGCTAAGTTACAAAAAGGAATTAGACAATCCTTTCCTGATCCTCTTGATAATAGTAAAAAGAAAACAATATTAGGTCCAGTTGGCTATACGCTTGGTATACAATTAAGTATTTTAGCTAAAAACCAAGATGATGCATTGCAAATACTTGAGCAAATACTTCCATTTTTTCAACCAGAATATACGGTTACAGTAAAAGAAGTAAATAATACGTTTAAGTCCGATCAACCGTTTGTATTAGGCTCAGTATCATTAAGCGAT